AATAGTGTATAATAGTACTATGAATAAAGATAATATCATACAATTTCCTTATGGCGAGATTAGAAATCCTATTCTGGATCCTAATCCTAACGATAAGATGGATATTGCAGGTGAATGCATTCAAGAGATCTTGATTACTTTATCTGAATATGGCTATTCTGCTAAAGATGATAAGATATTCCATAAAGACATGGGATGTTTATTAAATATGATATATGCAATGCTTGCAAGGGAAGATCATCCAGATTACCCGTTTGTTGAAATCCTGGATGTTATACACGAAATGATAATGGAAACCAAAAATGATCATACTTGATTTTAATGGAATTGCGATGGGTAACATCATCGTTAACGCTAACCACGGCGAACTGAATGAAGATACTATTCGTCATATGATACTAAACTCTATTCGAATGCATGTTAAGAAGCACAAGGCTCAGTACGGCCAGGTTGTTATTGCTTGTGATGGAGGATCATGGAGACGCGATGTATTTCCACAATATAAATGGTCTCGACGTAATAATAGAAAAGAATCAAAGCTAGACTTTGATATGATCTTTACTACTCTTAATAAAGTACGTGAAGAGATCGCAGCGAATATGCCGTACAAAGTAGTGTACATTCGTAATGTAGAGGCTGATGATATTATCGGCTGTCTTGTTGAGCAGACCCAAGAGTTCGGTCAGATGGAAGATGTAATGATCATCTCTGCTGATAAGGACTTTATCCAACTTCAAAAGCATGGTAATGTAAAGCAATACTCACCCATGACCAAGAAGTTTATTACCGATCCAAATCCACGCAGCTATTTGTTTGAGCACATTCTCAAAGGTGATAGCTCTGACGGTATCCCTAATATTCTTAGCAGCGATGACACCTTTGTTGAAGGTATTCGTCAGTCTCCTATGACAAAGAAGAAGATACAGTCGTATGTGGATAATGCCGAAGAGCTAGAAAGGTTCATGGGTCAAGAAACATATCGCAATTATAAACGAAACCAATTATTAGTTGATTTAGAATACGTTCCAGAAGCTATCAAAAAAGATATTATAGATACCTATGAAACTGTTAAAGTACAACCTAGGATGAAAATCCTTAACTACTTTATAAAGAATCGTTGTAAACTATTAATTGAATGTATTGAGGATTTTTAATGATAAATGAAAATATTCACCGGTGGACTCTAAAAGAAGTTTTAGATAAAGTAGCTGCTACCGTAGGACGTGAAGAAAAAGCTAAAGTATTGAAACATTATGATACACCGCATCTACGCTACTTCTTAAAAGGCGCATTCGATGACAATATTGAATGGCTTGTACCTAAAGGAACTCCACCTTATAAACCAAATACTCCAAAAGAATGCGATCATGTACGTAATCATATCAAAAAATCTTTTAAGTACTTTGTTAAAGGTGGACCTCCCGTTAAAGATTCTAAACGTGAACTCATGTTCATTCGCATGCTAGAAGCTGTTGATCCAGAAGATGCTAAGCTTCTTTGCTTATGTAAGGATAAAGAGCTAGTCGGTAAGTTTAAAGGACTTACAAAAAAGTTAGTATCTGAAACATTTGCTGGACTAATCAAGACCTAAAAACATATAAATACTTGTATGAAAAATAAAAAAGTTTTCATGGTATAACCTTCAAGGACCTCTCATTTATGGGAAGGTCCTTTTTTTATTTTGTCCCAGGAAAAGGAGGCATCGCATCTTAGCTCGTCGTAAACAATCAACGAATAGGAAAGATCCAATGTTATATGGTCCGCCAATCGAGCGTCTTAAGAAAGACTCAAATGAACTAAAGCACTATATAAAGCGCTTAGAAAAAGAAGGAAACAATGTCCTGGCATTCAAGCTTCAGAAGAAACAAGCATACCTCTCATCACGAATTGAAGATATGCACGAAGTAACTTCGCAAAATTAACTGTGTACATTGCCCTCGTTTTGTGGTATAATATATACAATAAAGCGAGGCCACTGCACGCTTTCGAAAAACAAGGATAAAGAAATATGAACCCGATATTAGAAAATTTAGTCAACATTTCGATGTGGGGGATTAGCGCACTGCTCGGCGTGTTCTTTCTTTTTTTGCTTATCTCAATAATGGTAATTCTGGCTAAACGGCTTTTAAGCATTTGGGGATTAGCGTTTCTCGTAATACTAGGAGCATTTTGGTATTCAAATCAATGTGGACTTATCCCTACACCTGTAGAGTATCTGAAGTCAATCCAAAGTACATTATAGGTTCGTATTTACATTATGTCTAAACAAACAATTAAAGAGAAGATACGTCAGCGTAGATCTCAAATGTTAGTGCATTCATGCCTATACTATGAGATGGATGAATCTATTGTTGATGATGCCACATGGCAGAAATGGGCTGATGAGTTAGTCGTACTACAAGAAAAGAATCCAAAGGCATGTAAGCTAAATTTCTACGACAAATGGTTTAAAGACTGGACAGGCGCTTCGGGTGCATTCCTACCATTAAAGGATCCTAAGGTATATGGTAAAGCTAAATATCTTTTAGAAATAAGTGTAACATAATTATCACAAATAGAATTATTATTGCTTTCGCTAAAAATAAGTGTGTACAAATAGGTTTGTTTATGGTACACTGTTAGTATGATAACAAAAAAGGAATCTATCATGACTTTTCGCATTTCAACCGACATCGATTTTAACTCTACTAAAACCGAAATTCTAGAATTCGCTTTCGAACACAACTCATCCGTTTCAAAATTTCAAACAAACGGACCCGCGGCCGGAAATCACCTCGTCGAATTCACCTCTACTACTCTAAACGATATTAAAGATATCTCAGATAAACTTAATATCTCATACGATAAAATTCGTAACTATACTTCTAATATCGTACTGTAACATAAATATCACAAACAAAACTATTTTACAAAATCTTACAAAATAAGTGTGTACAAATAGTTTTGTTTGTGGTATAATAGTACCATATTCAATGAGGAGAATCACTATGCAATATACTTATGACAGCAACATCGTTTCCGACCTTCACAAAGAAGCCTTTGGCTTTCGTCCTGGTCAAGGCTTCATGGAGGCCTGGAAGGATATGCGTCCTTATGAAAAGCAGGAAGAGTGGGATTCTCTTATCGCCGCAATGGAAGAAAATTGTGCTCGCGAAAAACAGATGGAAGAGGAAGCTCTTGTATCATTTAAAGATCAGATAAAGTCTGTTATGACTATCTGTAATTGTAATTGGAAATCTGCTGTTAGACATCTGCAAGATGCAGATGGAGAGAAAGATCTCGCACATTTCCTCTGGGGCCAGGGTATTTCCATGGCTAAAAACACCGAAATAACCAACACTATAAGGAGTATGTAATTTATGCACTATAAAGATCCTAAGACATTAGAAGCGGAAAAGGCTGAACGTGATCGTTTGACCAACGAATTCTTAAACAAGGGTGGTGTTATAACCAAATATAAGTACCGCGAGATGTCAGACGCAAGTTTTACACCTCAACAATTTAACAATTCTGGACCGACAAGTAAAGGATTAATTGACAAATGAATTTGTTTGTGTTGGATGAAAATCCTGTCAGAGCCGCACAGTTGCAATGTGATAAACACGTAGTCAAAATGGTTCTAGAGTCAGGACAGATGTTGTCAACTGCACATCGTATCTTAGACGGTACTATGAGCAAACGCCCATCTAAATCTGGCAAGACTATGGCTAAGTACTACGAGCTACGTGATCCGAAAATGGAAAACATGTTGTATCGTGTTGCTCATGCCGGTCATCCATGTACTATATGGACTATGGAATCTGTTGCTAACTACGCGTGGCACTATGATCACTTCTATGCTCTTTGCATGGAATATCAGTACCGATATGGTAAGAAGCATCTAACACAAATGAAATTAGAAGAGTTACTGTCGATCCCTCCTAGGAATATTCCTATGGGCGGATTGACTCCTTTCAAATTGGCAATGACACATGAGCCACAATGTATGTTCGAAGATGCTGTTAAATCGTATCGCGCATATTATCGTACTAAGGCAGATCGTTTTAAAATGGTATGGTCTAAACGTGACGTGCCAGAATGGTTCGCAGATGTCTAGTATAGATAGTGTGAGTAGAATAAAACCTGTGACGCCTGTTGTGTATAATAAGGACAAACCTCGTGAGGAACCTATTATTAGACAAGAGCGTTACCATGATTATATCTCACGAAGATATCGTGAAGATGAGGAAGAAAAAAATGCCAACATACACCCTAAAAGATACGACGACGAATAAACAATGGGATGTTATTTGCTCGTATAAAGATCTTCAAACCACGCTAGATGAAATGCCAGAACTGGTACACGTATTGGGTATGCCTAAAATTATACACGAACGTGGCACTAACATTAAAGTAGATGATGGCTTTCGTGAAGTAATGTCACGAGTAAAAGATAGCGCTGGCGTAAAACATATGAGTCATACTATAAAGGATTACTAATGTCTCCATTGAAAACTAATACTAGCATCCGTAAACTAAAGCTAGACGATATGGTCGCAATTGAACCATTGACTAATAATCAAAAGGAAGTATTTCAGGCGTACGGCCGTGGGGACTCTCTTGTATTATCTGGTTCTGCTGGTACGGGTAAAACCTTTATAGCGTTATCACTTGCACTCGAAGATGTTCTTGATAAAGAAACGCCTTATAATAAAGTAATTGTTGTTCGTTCTATTGTGCCTACTCGTGAGATTGGTTTTTTACCTGGCACTGAAGAAGAGAAAAAAGAGGCTTACACCGGACCATATCAGTCCATATGTGCTGAGCTATTCGAACAAGGCGATGCATGGAATAAGTTACAGGCTGCTGGTACTGTAGACTTTCAATCAACATCGTTTATTCGTGGCATAACATTTAACAACGCTATTGTCGTTGTTGATGAAATGCAGAACTTAAACTTTCATGAGCTTGACTCAGTGATTACTCGTGTAGGACGCAACTGTAAGTTCGTCATGTGTGGAGATTACTATCAGTCAGATTTTGAGAAAGTAAAAGATAAGAATGGTATTGTTCAGTTTCTCTCTATTATTGAACAGCTTAAGAAGTTTACAGTAGTCGAATTTGGTTGGGAAGATATCGTACGTTCAGATTTTGTTCGTGACTATATCATGACTAAAGAGATGATGAAACTTAATATAGGATGATGAAAGAATTTACTATGGAACGAAGGATATTTA